GCACAACGACGATCAGCGCAAACAGACCAAAGAACAGCATCCTTTTTGGAACGCTGCTCGTCGCCTTGATGTGAAAGCCCACAAGCTCCCCCCCGCCGACGCGAAGCCCTACTGAGAATTGCTCAGTTTCAATTTTCGACATTTCGCCCACGCACTAGCCAGAACAGGCCACCCAGAGCGCCGATTACCAGCGTAGCGGCAAGTGCATACTGCACCGGGCCGTCGCCCTCCATGACCGCGCTGACAGCGCCCAGAGACGAGCCAGCCGTCGCCAAGGCCGCCGGGTTTCGGGCCATGTCTTTGATGGTTGCGGTCAGCTTTTCGTCGCCTTCCGCCTTCGCGAGATGCTCCGGGCTGACCGCTGCTACGCGCGGCCCGCCCTGTCGCGCCCACTCAACCGACTGCGCGCGGACGTCTGACACGCGCCGCGTCCAGCCATTTTTGAAACTGGACCAGTGCCGCAGCCGCCTCATAAACGCCAAGCGCCGGTCGCAATAGGCGTTAATCACTGCGGCTGGATCAGCCTCCCGCGCTGCGCCGATTGTCTGGTTTCCAATGACCCCATCAACCTTGACGCCGAGGGACTGTTGCAGCCAGCGCGCAGCCCTACCGGGGCCGCTGTTTACGGCTGCGTCAAACACGCAGTATGCGATCCCCGGCGGCAGATCGTCAGCCTTGACCGCGTGCCAATACTGCTGACGATAGATCGTCTCGACTTCAGCGTCGCTGATCTGTCGGACGTGCTTGGTAGGGCGGCCCATCCGGCGGCGGTATTCATCATAGACCCGCTGCGTGACGCCCTTCATGGTCGCGCCGCCCGGATCGCGCGGATGGTCGGAATAGCCTCCTTCATGGACGCGCAAAAGCGCAAAGGCTCGCTCAAAACGGCTCATGTCAAAAAACTCCTATTGCCCAGAGGAACGCCACGCCTAAGACGATTGCGCAGACAAAAGACGCGGCAAGAACCTGATATAAAAAGCGCATGATGCTCGATCACATCGTCATTGCGGGAACGTAAAAGCAGCGGATTGACCGCGCCGCCGTTAGGCAAGCGTGATAGTCGCCGTCTTGGCTTTTGCGGACCATCGGGCTGTTAAACGGGATCGTCGAAAACACCACCTCCCCGTGTAGCATTGGATGCTCGCCGGGGCCTATTTCTACAAGGTATCCTTCCGCCGTAATCCGGACGGCATCCATCGGGATTGGCGCGCAGTCGCGGTCATTGCAGCATGCAGGGTCATACCACTCATGGGCTTTGACCTTGATAGACAGCAGCGCCGCGACCAGCAGTGCCAGCGCAATGATTTTAATGATGTTGACTGTGCGGATCATAGCCGCCTCCCTGCTTTGATTTTACAAGTGCGGAGCTATCGCGCTAATCGCTGACGTTATCAGCGCGATCAATGAGACCCATAGCGCGTATCGAGCGCGCATCTCCGCGCGATCCTCGTCGCCTTGAGTGTCGCGGGCCAGAATTCTTTTTACCTCAACCTCATTTTGCCGCGCCGTTTGCATCGTGTCCGTGAGCACATCTAGCCGCGTTTCAATCCGGGCGATCCGATCTGTGGTCTCCTGACGGTGATTTGCGGCGTCCTCCATGGCGTTGCCGACATAGGCAAGCCGCTCTGATATTTCTCCTAGTTCGCGGTCGAGATTAGATCGTTCCATGTCCGCTCCTGCCAAAAGCGCGCCCGGACCGTTAGCCTGCCCTCACACCCCCGGCCCGGACGCTGCGACCCCGGGGCCTATGGCCGGGAGGTCGGTCTGAAAACTGCCCAGAAGGCCACCGCCACAAACGCAGCCCGCGAACGAAATGACGGCGCACCGCCTGCGCGCGCGCCGTCATACCATTCCGCCGCCGCCTGAACTGGCCCTAAGCGGCCAATTTCTAAGAAGTAGTCATGCACGGCAGCGGCTAACAGGAAGCGCGGATCGTCCCGCGCAATCCACCACCGCGCCCACCACGGCACGCTGCTTTCGAACTCAAAGCCTGACGGTATAGCGATCCAATCGCCAGACCCTTTGCGGCCTACCTCCCATTCCAGATCTTTGACCAAGCGCCAGCGCCTAGCCTCGCCTCGCACAAACTGTGTCATGGCCTGCCCCTACGCTAAAAAGTCAAACATGGGCGGCAAGTATCCGGTCCAGCTTTCTCCACCGGCTGGCTCTGCGTCCTGCTCGCGATCATCCTGCCCTGCCCCCCCTTGGGGCTGCTTTAGTTCCAGCGTCGTGATGAAGCCCGCGCTCCGGTTGTAACTATGCGTGACCGCCTCGATCCGATAGGTGCCGTCAACACCGGGGCGGGTGCCGGAAACAATGCACATGCCATCCGGAACCGCATTCGTGTTGCCCTCTATTGTAACGGACCCCTCGCCCTGATCCCGCTCGCTGGTCGCCTTGTCGCTGCCCGTTTGCTGATCTGTTTCGAAGTCCCACGGCTTTGCAAAGCGGAAGGCGTGCAGCGCGCTAACGTCCAGATCAACCGCCTTGTCGAGCAGTTCCCATCCCGGCTTTAGCATGTCATACCAGCGGCCTCGTGCGATGTTAAACTGCGGGCGGCCTAGCTGTGGGGCAATGTCCCAATTATGCAGGTTCTCGCCCCATTTTGCTTCTACCGCCGCCTGATAGTTTCCAAGGCGCTTTGAAAAGATTGCAGTGTCACCGATGATGCGAAAGTTTCCGCCGACCTCACGAGCGAGCCGCTCGCCCATGTGAATAAAACTTTCGTCGCGCATCTCGAAGTAAGCGCGCCTCAAACCGGCCAGCGCCGGATCGACCTGCACGTTCGGGATGCCAGCGAACTGCGCGGCATCCCGAAGGATCGTCTCTATTGTCGCCTGATCCCAATGCCGCTGCTGGCCCTCTTTAGGCCGGTCCGTCGTGTCCATCCCCTTAGCCGTGACCGTGACCCGCCTGCCGCCGTTTCTGCTGCCGGTGCTCTTTACCTCGTCAACCGTGCCGGTAAAGACGACCCGCAGGCCCTCGTCCTCCCATCCGAGGCCGACGGTGACGGGTGCCCCTTTTTTCGGAAGGACGATGCGGGCATCGGTGTCATCGACCTCAATATCGACGCTGTCCGTGTGCGTCCCGACTTTGTCGCTGACCCGCAGGCCGATCAGGATCGGCTGTAGGGCTGTCGTGATATTGCTGCCTGCGACGGTTACGTCAAACAGGGCGCGCTTATATCCGTCCATTGCCGCCTCACCATAGCTTAATCGGAGCCTGCCACTGACGCACGCGCGGGCGCGGTATCGGCAAGTCAAACGTAGTTCCGACGGGAAGGAACTGGCCTAGATCGGCCAGTCCCGGGTTCTCATCATAAACACGCTCCACCAGCCCGGGCATGGGCCGCTTAAAGCGACGCCAGACGATCAGGGAGACGGTGATTTCGTCGCCCTCAACCGTTATCTTTTCCGTCAGTTCCGTCATGTCAGAAACACATCAGCAAGGAGTGAAAAATACTGCCCGGATGATGGCGGGTCAGTGCGCTTGACGGTAATGTCAAAATCAATCTGCTTGCCCACCCCGTCGTGGTTCAGGTAGGTCGATTGCTCCGAGACATTCAAGATCACAACCCATCCCATCAGAATGCCGTCGCCGCGCATCAGGTATTGCGGACGCCCGGACGCCCGGGCGTCGTATAGCTTTTTCAGGTGATCCAGCCCGCCGAATTTCTCCGGGTAGACCCGCCCCTTGATTGTCCAACTTTCCGGCCCCTCGCCCACGAATTCTAGCGGGGGCCGGACACCGAGCACGGGCTTCTCGGCGAAGCCCGCCTCGTGACCATGACCGTATTCGTGAGTGTTGAATGGGATCACTTCAAACTCGACTGGTCCCAGCATCATCAACATGACCTGCCCCTCTTATGCAAAGCGCATTGACGTGTCTGCAAATACACCCCGGAACACTTCGCGCACCTCAGAGCGCATTATATCGCGCATCTGCGAGGCGATCTGCTCCGCGTCGTCGGCCCGCGTGTTGTGGAACGTAAACTGCGGGGCGAAGTGAACGGTCGCACCAGCCTGATTTGAAGACGAACCCTTGGGCGTGTCACTGCCGTCCCGCTGCGCGGCAATGACCTCCGGCCCATTATCCATCGTGATCTGTGAGCGACCTGACCCCTCGTCCTGATGCCTCGGGGACACCGAGACCTCAATGGCCGGAATATTGAACTCCGGCAGGCCAATGGCCGGGGCCTTGAACTCCGGGGCCTTGAACTCCGGGGCCTTGAACTCCGGGGCCGACAACGCCTCCGACATGATCGCCGGGGTTCTGTGAGCCGGGTGAACGTAGCCGTCCCGCTGCGCGGTAATGACCTCCGCCCCCTCCTCGCCTACCAGATAGCGCCCTCCGCGCGTGATAGGCCCACCAGAGGCCCTAGCGCCATCGAGGCTCTCATCGCCCGTCAGCGCCGCGCTCTGGGCCGCTGTGGGCGCAACCTGCGCCTGCGGGGACACCCGCGCGTTGTTGATCCGGTTTAGAGCCGCTTCAAGACGCTCCACCGTCGCCATCGCCTCATCGATGCTGTCGTCGATGATCTCAGGTTCCGCGCTTTGCTCATCAACCGTCTGGAGGGCCGCGCGCAATTCGTCCGCCCGCGCTGTCGTCTCTTCAAGCTTTTCCTCCACGCCTTCAAGGTCACGCCGCAGGGCCGCCAATTCGGCATTCTTGTCCCGCTGATCTTTCCTGTTGGTCGCCTCCCGGGCCTTGACCTTTACGATTTGCGCTTCAAGCGCCTCGCGCTCGGCGCGCAGGCGCGCGATGGCGTCGTCCGTCGGAAGCGGCCCGGATGATCTGATCTCGTCGATCTTGTCGAGCGCCGCCTGCAATTCGGACGTCGGCTCGTCGCCGCCGAACAGCTTGTTCCACCACGCGGGCGGCTCCGGCCAGTCAATTATGCCGCCGAGGTCAAAGCTCCCGATGGCTTCCTTGATCCGGTCGCCAATTCCGCTGATCCACTCAAAGAAGTCCACGAATGGCTGCTTGAGCCAGTCGATGATCGCGGTTGCCGCCTCCTTCGCCCGGGCCTCAATCTCGGCGAATTGCTCGTCGGTTAGATTTTCCTGTTTGAACAGGTCGCCTGAAAAGAAGTCCTTGATCTTGCCCCACGCATACGAAAGCGCATCGCCAATGCCGCGCCACGCAGCGGCGAATGGTTCAAGAAGGGGGCTTAGGAAGCCTAGCTTATCCCCGAGCCACTCAAACACGGGCTGCAACTCTTCACCGATAGCCGAGGCCACACCAGACACAATCGCGCTGATCCGGTCCCAGTATTTCCACGCCGCGCCAATAGCCGCGACCGCCGCCGCAATGGCAATCCAGATCGGCGCACTGATCGCGCCGAACGCTAGGCCGGGGTTCTCGGCGATCCAGTCGCGGATCGCGGTGAGGACCGGGCGCAGCGCCTCCATGGTTTCCTTAATTCGGGGGATGAGCGCATCGCCTAGCGCAATGCCGATCTGCGTGATCTGGTTCTTGAAAGTCTGACCCGCGCCGCCGAAGGTCGCCATGCGCCGCGCGGCCTCGTCAAATGACGATCCCGCAAAGTCTGCGTCCTCTCCGACCAGATCGAGGCTGTCACGGATCAGATCGAGATTACCAATAATTGGGCCGAGCGCCCGGGCCTCATCCCCGAAAATGTTACTGATCGTGGCGGCCTGCATTTCCTCTGGAAGCTGATTGATCTTTTCAAGAACTTCGAGCGTAGTGCCGACCGCGTCTTCTTGCATTCGCTTTGCAACGTCGGTCGCCTCAAGTCCTATATCGGCGAGGCCATCCCGCACCCGTTTCGTCGCGCTCGCGCCCTTGGTCAGATTGCGGCCCATGTTGCGGAAGCTGGTCGCGGCGACGTTCGCCTCCGCGCCGGACGCGATCATAGCCGACCCGAAGGCGGCGCTCTCTCTTGCCGCGAAGCCGTAGGTCTCGGCGGTTGCCGCCGTCCGCTTCATGAAGTCGGTGATTTGCGCCGCCGTGCTCGCCTGATTGTTTGACAGGTGGTTAAAGCTGTCTGCGAGAAGAATGACCTCATCCGTGGACAGGCCGAGCGCCGTCCGCAGCTTCGCCATACTCTCGCCCGCTTCCCCGGCGGAAATATCGAAGGCCACGCCGATCCGGGCTGCCGCGTCCGTAAACTTGATAAGTTCGTCGCCCGCGATGCCGGACTGGCCCGCCGCCGCCGCGATGTCTGCAAGGCCATTCACGGCAATCGGAATTTCGCTCGAAAGGTTTTGCAGACGCCGCTCAAACTCCTCTAGCGCCTCCGGGCTTTCAAAGTCTACAACCTTCGTCACGTCGGCCATCGCGTCCTCAAACGCGGAGGCCGCCGCGACTGGCCCGCCGATTGCCTGCCGCAGTGCTATAAAGCCCGCCGCAGCATCGACCATACCGACCCGCGCACGGGACAGGCTGCGCTCATTGCGCGCCATTGCCGCGTCAAGGCGGCCCGAAAAGGACAGGCCGAGGCCGTTCTGTTCCCGGGTGGCCCGGGTGATCCCGGCAAGGCTGGATGCCACGCGCTTTGCAGGCTCCGACACCTTGTCCATCAGTTCGACTATCAGCCGGGAGGTTTCCGTCGCCATATCAGCGCCCTTTCGGTTGCATGCTCCGCGCTATCACGCGAGCCTCATCGTGCCATTCCAGCAGTTCTTGCCAGTCCATTTCGAGCAGGTCAGGTATCGGAGTGCATAGGAAGTGCGCGACCTCCGCCGTCAAGCCTCGCCAATTTTCAGCTACGCCTCCTTCGGAAAAAAATCAGCCACCGCCTCGGACAGCGACATAAAGTCCTCCGCATCGAGTTCGTCCACCGCCTCTGGCGGCAGGCCGGACAGAGCCGCAATCATCATCGTGCTCTGATCCAGTTCGTCGCCGTCTTTGCCCGCCGCGCTGATCGCGCGCAGGTCTTTCACTTTCGGGCGGCGCAGGCTTACCTCACCAATCTCCCGCCCGTCATGCTGGATAGGTATGGCAAGGGTGTGAT